CCAGATGGGCTTTAAGTCGATAGTCGAATGGTTAAAGTCGATTGGCAAATGCCGACATGATTGGATGGAGATCCCGACCAGTGGCTCTTATGCTTATACGATCAGAAGAAGGAGCTACCAGCTGAGGCTAAAGAAATGCCTGAAATGTAATAAAATTGAGACCGAAAGGATCGAGAGGTGAAGAAATGAGCATAATCCTAACCGGCATTGGAATGGGCCTCGGATTCGCAATCGGTGGCCTAGTCTATGATCTACTAAAGCACTTAGTTAAACGCTTCCTAAACAGGAGCGCTATGTGACCGGGCTAGTGCTATTCGTCGTCATATTATGGGCAGCATTTAAGATACACTGGGCATTTGGTTTATTCGCTATATTCGCTTTCTTGTGGGAGGGCCGTTGTGGAAAACTTTGAGAAACTGACAATTGAACTGCTGAAGCACAAATACGCCTATTATATCCTCTGTAGCCCAATTATCTCCGACTACGAGTTCGACATGCTGGAGCGCGATTGGATGAACCTCGGGCGCAAGTTGGGCGTTGATATGGATAATTACCCCCATTGGGTCGACTTCGACGAGGAGCATCCATTAGCAGGCAAAGCTAAGGAGGCCTACAATTGCAGGCGATAGGGTGGATCGGATCAGCGCTGCTTGCTCTCTGCGGAGTCCCACAGGCCTGGGAGTCCTACCGGCAGGGCCATAGCCGAGGAGTTACATGGGCGATGCTCATTATGTGGCTATTTGGAGACCTGGCTCTCCTGATATACGTCGTACCAAAATGCGACTGGCCACTGATTGCTAATTACTTCCTCAACATCGCGACCGTATCGGTCATCATTTGGTATAAATGTTACGAGCGGAACAAATAGCAATACATTGACTTAGCACTTTAAAGTAGACTATTAGTCGATTATTCTGCTCTATTGTAAACATATTTGGCCTGGCCAGAGTCATAAACCTTGAACCAGCCCAACTCAGCTGCATGCTCTGCCTCTGACAAGCCACGATCATCCATATTAGCGCGACAAGACAGCCGGTTATACATCCTGACGCCGTCGCACCACATCCAGCCGAGAGTTACCCCAGCCAGAGTAAAGCCCATGCCCTCAAGCGTCTTACCATTTCCATAACGCAAGTCCACGAATGACTGGATAAACGCCGGAAAGACACTATTCTGGATGAACTTCAGTAGACGGGAATAAGCACCGGCAACAGAGCAGCCAGCCTTGTTACAGAACCTGGAGATATCGACACCGTCTTTAACTTTCCTCCACCCAAGGAGCGAGACCAAATCGGAGCCGTCATAGAGGCCGACGTATTTGGCTGGGACGTATTTCCCCATCAGATGATTCCCTTGGAGGAAATCTTGGGCCTCTTTATTATCGACATCCTTGATCTCTAACTTGCGGGCTTGGTACTTCTTGGCCGATACCCCAAGCTTGGCCTGGATAATAGACTCGATTATTGACCGCTTACTGGCCCATTCGGTCTCATAGAACTGGAGCAACTGGATGCCTTGAGACTCGAAATACTCGCGCTTCTTAAGGTGATAATCGGATGACTTATGATCGCTGGAATGCCAGTAAACCCCATTGTATTCTATGGCTAGGTTCTTGGACGGAATATAGATGTCGGCCTCGAAGAACCTTTGCTTATCATAATAGAATCGCTTGTTCTCGTTAATCTCCGCATATTGGCGAATAAACTCCGCAAGTTCTTTTTCGCCTTTGGAGAAGCCGCGGCTAAATCGCTTGGGATTATCGTCGCCCTGATCATAGACACAGTACGGTCGGGCCCACCATTCTCCGTATTCGGAATCGATAAACCGTGCTTTTGTATGAGTATCGACATATGTAGTTTTGTCGAGACTAATATACGGACGAGTATCCTGAATTCGACGCTCAACCTCATCTGCGGATAGCTTATTGGGTTGTGCTCTAAAACTTAGACCACGTGCTCTGCATTGATGGCCCATCATAATATCTTGGGGATGAGCATAGAATTCACCGTATTCAGAATCAACGAAGCGACACTTCGTCTTTGTATCTACATAAGTCGATACATCCAATACCACATATGGATTAATGGACAAGATGCGCAACTGGACCTGCTGCACTGTAAGCTTATTGCCTTGCCTCTTTGGCCTTAATGCTCTAGCTTTCTTCGCTTCAATGGCTCTACGCTCGGGATGGCCAGCTCGGCGGAATACATCCTTAGGAGCATCCCACCATTCACCGTATTCGGAGTCAATAAAACGCGCTTTTGTGCTAGTATCGACATAGGTGGATTCATCGAGGGTGACATGCGACGGGAGCCGAGCTTTCACCTCCTCCAAAGAGATCATATTCCGCTTTGCGGTGGATTCATGGCCGCGCTTCGGATGGCCACGACCACGGAGGACATTAGACACGGTAGCAGTCCACCGGCCATACTCAGAATCGATGAAGTCGGCTTTCTTGTTGCCGCTGATATAAGTCTCTGGTACAATTGAAATGTGAGATAGAAGACGTTTGGATATGTCCTCTATTGGGGTGGAATATGCCTTTGATCTCTGGGCCGCAGCTCGAGCTGGATGTTTCCCACCTCTAGTGATGATTGGCAGAGGCTTTGACCACCATTCGCCATATTCAGAATCGATGAAACGGCATTTGGTTTTGGTGTTAATATAGGTAGAGTAATCGACCGAAATATATGGTCGATCTTTTTGGATTATTTGCTCTATCTCTTGGCCGGTATAAACCTTTCTCATAATATGAGTATACCACGGGCAAGAACGGATGTCAACAATAAAAAAAATCGGGGGTTTTTAGGCCCCCGATTGACTAAAAGTTTGACTAATGGATGATAAGGATTAACGAGAAATAAGCTCAGAAGCTCCAGAAGATTCATTTTGCTGGTTCGACTCGTCAGAAGCCGTGATGCCTCTGAACACGATTCCCATTTCGACTACCCCACGGGCGTTGACAGATGAGCTGTAGCCAAGAGGCCTCACATTATCCACGTGCAAGATTTCTTTATCGCTCTTACGGTCGTAGATAGCGATTGTGAGATCTTGAGCAGACAGCAGATCCTGAAGCTTGGGCAGCTGAGCCTGGGCGAATGCCCCTTTGTCGAGGACCCGATACCCTGTAGCATTGATCGTTATGGTATTCTGAGCAGTGTATGCAATCTCAGCCGCACTAAAGCGACCCAATACATACGCGTCTTCGGCAGTATAATCGTGAGACCAAGAGACACTTGTGAACAGCCCTTGGAGAACCCCGTTTATGATCAGCTGGCATCTCGCCCCAGTTATAATTTGACCTTGTGTTCCCATCGTTTACTCCTTACGCAGTAGCGGAGGCCTTAATGCCTTCGATTGAAAGTGTTATTGGTGCAAACCGAATTGACGTAGCTTCTACAACCTGCATGTCGATCTGGAGGACGTCCTCTATGATAGACACGTTGATATAGCGCCAGCCTTCCGGTAACTCGTCCGTCCCGACAACCAGCTTCTTGGCCCGGAATTCGTTAACTTTCCCGCGCAAGAATGAGGTAACGGTAGACACAGTAACGTCGGCAACAGATTCCCCGATGAATGCCTGCTTAACAGACTCAGCTACGCTCAGGGCCATGATATCGCTTACGTATACAGCTTGCATGCTATTGTATACGAAGTTGTTATCGAACCCGTAGGTAGTTTGGTCGGTCAGGAACGGAATAGAACCGTCAGCTTGAACCTGAAGAGGCATCATACCAGCCAGAATTGCGTCTTCGCAGAGAGAGTCAGTCTGATCGTCGAAGCCTGGATTGTTAACAACCCCAGAGCAATTTACGGCTTTATTATAGATCGCCTTGTAGAACCCAGCAGCCTGCATCCCGGCAGCCTTAATTGCGGCCATCCAGGGTTGGAACTGCTCAACGTCGCCAGTAGATGCTGATAGATCCAGCATGTCTTGGAATACGAAGTTGACGCGGAAGTGGTTCAGGTTTTGGGCAGCGGCCTTAGCATCAGCGAAATCGGCTTTCTTAGACAGGACGCAGATCCTATGGCGCTTGGCCTTTTCGGTTGACATTGAAATACAATGATCCTTGATCGCTGCGTTGATTGAGTCAACTTGATAGGTAGAGGCGGTCTCAGTTAGGCCATCAGCGAGGTCCTCGGTTGCGTCCCTAGAGAACAAGGGGACAACGATATTACATCGCAGGCCGGCCAGAGCATCCACTGCTGCGAGAGCGGCAGAAGAGGTCGTAGCACCTTTAGCGCCACCAGCCAAGAATCCGCTATCGTCTTCTGGGAGACCAGCAACGGCGATAAGGTCGAACTCGATGTTCGTTGAGTTGTTCGGAGAGTTGCGGCCAGCAGCGAAGCTATAAGCGTCGTTCTTGATCCGACCTGGCTTATGGCTAGCTGAGCAGAT